GACGAAGTAAAATATTCCGATCCTATATCAAAACGTGCCGGAACTTTATTGGCTTCTCTATATCCAAAATAATATTCGCCTGTGTCATTATAAGTTATCTTATAATTATATGGACGTGCTATATTGTCATTGTAAATAGTCATCGCTGATCCTCTTATACAGGGTTAGAGTAGTCGGTGCTTGAAACACGTGGACTACATTTCTCTATAATATTTATCATTAATATTTGACGAACTAATAAAAACAAAGCCCGAAATTACTTTCGGGCCATGTAATAAATTTATACAAAATGACCTTAACTGTCGATAAATGACCCAAGAGGATCAACCGGGATAGAAGCAAAAATACTGTTCTGTCCTTCAAGTGATTCTTCAATCCAATTATCAGCACGAACTGTCATCGTGATATTGATTGGATCTGTACTTGCGTAATCTGTTTCGCCCCAATTTACATCACTTAAGAAACATCCCTCGCCGGTCCATGCTACGTTTGCTGTATCGTGTCCGCCATTTAACATTTGAATTTGCATTGTGAATTTATAATCTTGTCCTGCGCGATATCCAGTTTGATTGTAGTGATCCATCTGACGTTGTAATTGTGCGCCGACAACTTTTGCAACAGTATTATCTACTGTATCACGAACGCTTAGTTCAATAGTTCCCCAAGATGCTTTGCCAGCATAATATGCAATTGAGTTATACGAATGAATTTCTTTATCTTCTGTTGTCATATGCGGCAATGAACATGTATTTGCATTTAATGTAAGAGGGGCAGCACCATTTCCTGCACCACCAAAACCCAAGAAAAGAACTCTGAAACGATTTCTTAATTTTGGTTGATGTAGTGGGCCTTGGCCTTGTGAGCCAGTAACACTGATCCCAAATCGGTCTACGGTTTTTACTGGTGGCGGCATCGGAATTGACATTTTTCAAAACTCCTTATTAATAATTCTTATATGTATTTATGCAAGGTAGAAAATTTCAAAATCAGCATTTCAGAGATGAATGCTAACGTAAGAAGTGTTAGATATTGTTGATTATATTAGATTATACTTTCAGGTCAAAAATCTTGGGTTCTACATCATACAACTTAACTTTTACTTGATTTTCAAGAAAACCCGGATGTAAATCAGTAATTTTTGCAAACAATTCTTTTATTTTAGACGCGCATTCATTTATTTCCTTAGTGACATTGGTGAATCTATTTGCAAAACGTTCTGTGAATGCTGTCTCTCCCTTACTATCAATAACCTTAATGTCTTGTAGCATAAGTTGTGTTAAATTTCTATCTATTTTGATCACGTTCATCAATTCATTAATTACCGGGCGCATCTCTTTTCTGCGTTGCTCATCTTCTAAATCTTCTTCGTTTTCATCCATCACCATCTTCTCAAATTGTAATATCAAATAATCATATTCAGTTACTTTTAATTTATAAGTTTGATATGACCCTCTAATCAAAGAGGCAAATTGCATTGATGAAATAGTTTGAACTTTTGTCTCATTAGTTTTATCGGTCATTTGGTCTCCCAATAATATTTAACGTCTAACTATCTGCATTATCAACTCTACTAAAATCAAAACAACAATCGTATGGTCTGTCGTCCAATTCCATTCCCATTTAACAAAAAATCTACCTACTTTTTTATACGATTTTAATTCTTCTTTAGCATACTGCAAAATGAGATTTACATCTCGTTTTGATATATAAGTCCCAATCTTATCATCAAAACCCAATTGTTGCAACGTGTAATTGATATCGACGTAAGAATTTTGAAAAACTTTTTTAATACTATGATCCGGATATTCGCGCAATTCTTTGGCTGGTCTATATATGGCAGAACGCGCCTGCTTCATACTATTTCTTGACAGAATGTTTGCTATTACAAAATTCATATACTCTCAAAACTGCTAATATTAACTCATATATTAACACAAAATACATAATTGTCAAGTCGCAATGAGGTTAGTATCTAATATCTACTTGATTTTAAATGATGTTATGTTATAATAATCTTTATGGCTGCAGAATACACCTTTGATTTGGATAAAGATTTTTCAGGTAATCACGATCATGCCTTTAACACCTTAGAAAAACTTGGTTATGATTGTAAAAAATACATTGATCCGGAAGCAAATGAACATATAATAAATTTTCTCGAAACCAATAATATACCGTATAGTTTACTATATCATACACGCTACGTCTGGGACGATTACTTTGTCATAAAAAATGAAAATAATAAACAAGTTTCCTCATGGCTTCTGTCGCATGAAATAATTTCTAAATTATTTTTTAAATTAACTGATTATAAAACTTTAATGATTCATACTCGTCTTAATAAACATGGCCAAGAAAAACTTAGAAAACTCTATCTAAAATGTTATTATGATTTGACCGGTAAGAACTATACATGTCCGTTTATTACCAATCATTCATTTACAAAACTTATAAATGCTATTTTATTATCATATAAAAATAACGGTTTTCAAATCACGAGTATAAAAGATTTTTTAAAAATTATTGAAATATCCACGGATAAAGCACATCTAAGAATTAAATTTTTAGACGAAGCACAGGCTGCTGATTTTGTTTTCAGATATGGTGTAGAACTTCATTAAGAAAAAGAGAAGCAAGAAATAAATCTGCTTCTCTTTATATTTTATTATTTCACTAAATTACTTGTTCAATGAAATTGCAAGACTTACGGGCACAAAAATAAAGTCTATTGCGAATGTGGGGACTACCGCAATATCTACAAAAAGTTCATCTGCTGCGATAGTTTCTGGGGTGTTATTAGAAGTATCACAAACTGTCGCAAAGTCCGTTAGAGCACCTTGTCCAACTAGGCCAACTAAAAACTTATCCAATAAATCTTTTGCCGATGCGCGTGTTGCTTCTGTATTCAATTCGAATAGAAAACTTTCCATTAATTGCGGAAGTACCGTTCTCAAATAAACTACAGTCCGAGCAACATTTACTCTCGTCAATAAACCAGTTGAATTTGCGCTTAGAGTCTTATCACCACGTACAATCAATCCCTGACCAGATTTAAACAAGATCGGGTTGATGTTGTTTGTATATAATGCATCTCTTTGGCCTTGATTTACGTTTGTCGGAACATATTCATTAGTATTAATATCGATGAAACCAACGCTTGCTGCATTTGTCACGATTCCGCGACGTGTGCCAGCCGGTGGTGTCCATGGATAACCAACACGATCATTATATCCATAAGTTCTTAGAGCAATTGACGAAGACGGGATAGCGACACTATTGCCATCTACGTTTGTGCCTAAACCAGTACCTGGATAATACATTGCTGCATAATCATAGGCAGTAATTCTTCCGAGTCTGCCATCTGTTGCTGCATTTGCGGCATTAGTTGCCCAAGCATCAATCGATGTTGCGTCCGGTGTTAAAGTTTCCGGAACATCTGTGATGATGAACGCTGTTTCCTGACGATCTACGTTCAAGCCAACTAAATCTGCTAAAACTTCGACGTATCCTGGTGCTGCCAATAGATTAAAGAACAGTGATTCTGCACGAACATTTTCATTGTTAACAATTTGTTCTGCGATTGCTTTTACAACACATTCTCTTTGCGCGAAACGTCCAGTTAGAACAACGCCATTTGTATCGTTGCCAGATTGTGTGATCCATCTTCCTGGTGTATCATTTAGATATGCTTGAACAGTTGCCTGTGAACCCGGATGTGCAACTTCATATGCTGAATCCAAAAATACACCAACACTATAAGTTGTTACACCACTGAAAAATGAGTTACGACGAACTTTAACGTTGTCTGTGCCAATTTCTGTATTAAACATTAAAATGCCTGCAGGAAAAGTCTGCGGATTCAAAATTTGTAGATCGACTGGATCAACGAAATCTGAATGCAATGAATCTTCTTCTAAAGTGCTATTCGGTTGCGCTGTACCAGTTAACGGCGAAGTTCTTGTTCCGAGCCATGCGCCGGAAGGGCCGGTGTTTGCGCGGACATCACCGAATACAATACCCATCGGGGTTGTATGATCTGTGTTATCGATTAGAACCCATGATCCAGATTGAAAACGATAAATTCTCGGATAATTGACAACATCTTCAGAGTTTACCCATAAATCATTGTCAACTAACGGGTTGCCGTTT